CTCCAAAGGATTTTAACTTTCCAAGTATAAAATATTATGATTTTCAGAAAAATTTAATAAAGAGAGCCATCCTATCGAAGAGAGGTGTAATAAAGTCTCCGACAGGATCAGGTAAAACATTAATAATGGCAGGATTAATAAAAGCTCTTCATGGAAGAAAAATAGTAGTCCTCTTCAACTCAAAGCAACTTCTAAAACAAACCTTTGATTTTTTCTCTAATTTAGGCATTGAAGACCTGGGGATAGCATTTGGAGAAGGTTACATAAACGGAGATATAATGCTGTGCACGGTTCAGAGTATAGATAAAATATTTGATACTCATTTGGAAGAGGCTGAAGTCTTAATGATTGATGAAGTTCACGAATTCTGTACAGGAACTACCTCACTGGCAGCGATAGAAAGCTTTCCAAAGGCAGTGTGTAGATTTGGTTTTACAGCCACTCCTCCAAAAGATGATATCCCCTACCACAATTTGGTAGGTGCAATAGGTGGCATCCTCGAAGAAAAAACTACAACAGATTTGGTGGAGGAAGGATTTTTAACTAAGCCAATAATCCAAGTCATCAAAGTAAACCATAGAGATGCCCACCTGAGTCAGGACATGAGTTACCGAGAAGTATACGACCAGTATCTAATCAATTCTGACGAGAGAAACGAAGTCATCAGGAATATAGTAGAGAAGGTAAGATCCAAAGATAAAAATTCTAAAATTCTAATCCTAGTTAAAGAGTTAAATCATTTAGAGAAATTAAAAGATATTATTCCAGATGCCTACGCTCTGGAGGGAAAGGATTCCTTAGAAGAAAGATACAAAGTAATATCTAAGTTCTTAAAAGAAGATAAGGGAATTCTTCTCGCTACAAAAATTATGCAAACTGGCATCAATATAGAAGAGATTACACACTTCATAAATGCAAGGGGTTATAAATCTGAGATACCTACTTTACAAGGTTTAGGTAGATCTCTAAGGAAACATCACTCTAAGAAAACAGTCTACTGCTATGATTTCGTAGACGCAGAAATCAAATATCTAAATTCACATTCCAGGAATAGAATAAAGAGCTATCGAAATGAGGGGCACGAGGTAATTATATTATGAAAACTTCAAAAGAATTGAAACAAAGTTTATATCAGATAACTGAGGAGCAGGTTGTTAACCTCGGATGGATCAAGAAAGAGATTGAAATCATAGAAAAAGACAAAAATATTAATGAGATTAACTTCAAAAAAGTTTCAAATATTATGAATGAATTGAATGTCCTCAGAGAATTTTATATTGAAAAACTCTTCTGGGCCTTAAAGCAGAATCATAAATTATAAACTAATTACGATGTAACCCAACTAGTAATTAAGCCATTTAATATAGTAACTGTCTGGGTCCCACCTAATGCATCATAAAACGCCTTCGTCTCAGATGCCCCCGCTGCAACCGCACCAACTGCTAACCAAGCAGATCCATTGTAATGATTTAAAAGATTAGTGGTGGTATTATAAATGACACTCCCAGTAGCAGGAGAAGAAATAGCATTTCTTTGGGTACTAGTCATTCTGGGGGGTAGAAACGATTTAGTTGTGCTGACCACTTCTAGCGCAGCCGTAGCAACAGGGCTATTCACCCCAATTCCAACATCCCCAGAGACGTAAACATCGCCGTGAGTTGTTATATTTCCATTAACAGTAGAATTCCCTTTTGTGACAGTGTTTCCACTTGTATTAATATTCCCAGAAGCATTAATATCCCCACTGACAGTGCTATCTCCATGGGCACTCACTCCCCCAAAAAACTCATGTACTCCAGAAGTAGAGGATAATCTAATTCTACCCGATTGAATTGCGTGCCCATCTTTCAGTGTAAATAATGCAATGGCTTGTGCCTGATTAAAAGATTTTGAGCCCGCTCCTGTCAAGACTTCCCCCTCCACCCCTGCTATAGGAATGGACACTGTAATAGAATTTAAAGTAGGTATTTGCTCGCCCGCAGCACTTAAAGCATTCTGGGAACTTACATTCAAAGCACTTACGGTTGTTGCACTGACATGTATAGATTCTGTGAATCCTACAGCTTTACTATTTGAATCGTAAGTTACTACTAGCGGAATTGGAGTAGGCATAATGGATTACTTAAAGGGGTTGTTGTTCTTTTTCTTTTTCTTAGCAACAACATCACCTTGAGTAATCTTATCCTTAGGAGGTCGCTCATCTGCTAAGTCTTCTTCCTCTGGGGATTCGGGTTCACTACCTTCTTCCTCAGTGGGTTCCTCTTCTTGAGACAATCCTTGCTCCATCCCTTCCTCTTCCTCTTCTTCAGGGAAGCCTTCTCCAGAGTCTTCTCCACCCAAAGATTGCCCAAGATCAGCAATAAGAGCCTCAAGCTCCTTCAACTGCACTGTCAATTCATCTTGGTCAATCATAGGGGTACCCTCAAGCTCTTCCTCTGGCTCTTCGGCTCCCTCGCCCTCGGATCCCATCATGTCCGCTCCAGGCTCTTCAGGGGCAGTCTCAACCTCTTGTTTAGCGGCCATTGCTGCTGCTTCAGGATCCATTGCAGGAACCCCTGTTTCTTCTGCGTCTTCTGGGGAGACGGGTGGAAGTGTTTCGTCTGACGGATACATGTCCTCTCCTCCTTGTGGAGCTTGCTGATTAGGATTATTGGTTGAGAATGGTGTTTGTGGAGCTTGTGACATTTGCCCTTGCGTTGGGTCTACACCCCCTGCCTGGGGAGCCATACCCCCTGGTTGATCCGACAAAGCGTCGAACACCCTACTTAAATCCTGGAATTTCTTTGAGAGGGCTCCCAAATCCAATACATCCATCAATGGATGAGCTTCCAGAATTAATTCAGTTAATTCAGCCTCTTTAAATACTTCGTTCAAGTAATTATTGACATCAATGGACTCTACTCCAGTTTTTTCTTTCAACATACTTCCAGTATTCTTTAGGGCATCTTTCAGTGCGGAATCCCCTTTAATTAGCTTGGAAAGAGATTCAAATATAACAGTTTGCGTATTTAAAAGATTCTTAAATGTTGGAGGCTCTTTAAGATTCTGAATATTGATACCATATTTTTCATTCAGAGTCTTTATTAATTCTTTTCTTACTGGCTTTTTGGCTTCAAAGATTCTCGAAACAAAAGATCTAATATCCCCAGCAGAGATAGAAACACTCTCATTTAACCCTATAGCGTTAGTGAAAACATCATTTAATTGTTTCTTAGTCGCTAAGGCTAAGTAAGGAACATCTTTTATAGCCTCACCTAATTTGAGTAAAACTTTTTGATCGCTATCTTCGTAAACCATACTTCCAAGTTGAACAATATTGTCATTGGTAGCCCAAATCTTATCAAAACTCTTCTTCGATTCAAGCAGTTCCTTTTTTATAAGTTCCTGAGCGCAAATCAATTCATAAATACTTTCATTTACCCCATTCTTAGAGGTGTAATTACCCATTTCAGTAAGATCAGCATAAGATATTTTTTCAAAATCAAATGCTTCAGAAACAGTATTAGCTAACTTAACTGCATTTTTAATTTCATCAACTAGGGATATTGCTTTGGCATTTTCTTTGAGAAATTCTACTAAGTTCGGGGTTAACCCTAATAATTTTTCAAAATCTGGTGTGCCCATAATCTTTGTGGAGCTTGCAAATCTCGCGGTTTTCTCTTCTAGCTTTTCTTTAATCTTATTAAACTTTAATCTAAGTTCCCAAGATCCTAGAAGAGAAGTAAAACTGTCTTTAGCAGAAGGGTAATTATTTTCAAACAAATTTCTCACAAAAGCATTTGCTTTACTATCCGCTAGATCAGTAAAAAGCTTTTCATTCCTAAACAGGTCAGCACTGTTTATTGTGATGTTATTAAGAACAACCCCATCATCAAAAGAATAAGTTCCTTGAATAACTTTATCTGATTCTGTAACATATGTTACATTATCATTTTCAATTGAAAAGAGTTCCACATTCTCACGCAAAGAACGTCCAAGGCTGTCCCCTAGCTTTACGAGCTTTAAAAACTTTCTGTCTCTGGCAGAAAAAATATTGGTTAGCATTTTATCCTCTCGGTCTTATATTATATATGATGCAATCATAGGGCTAAATCACGAATTTTTATCTGATCTTTTACTTCTTCTTATTAATCGAGACAATATCGCAGTTTTATTATCATTCCCCTTAACCTCAGTGAGGTATTCCTTCATAAGATTTTTGTATACTTCTTCCCGCTCTTCCTTTGGATTTGTGGTAGGAGGGATATTCTCATCACTCTCTAATTCACCAGCGGGACCCGCTTCCCCTCCCTCAGGGGGAATTCCACCTTCCATGGGCATTCCACCCATAGGAGCCCCGCCCATAGGCATTCCGCCCATGCCCATAGCTTGTTGCTGCTCCATATCTTCTGCTGCTTGATCCTTCATCTTTTCTTCAATCTCTTCTATCTCTTCATCTGTTAAATCATAATAATCTTTATATATTTTTTCTTTAGGAAATAATTGAAGTTGTAGAACCTGCATTACCACTGATGCTTTCTGGTAGTCAACATCAAGTTTTCTTTTAATGAACATATCAGATGATTCTGGTAATTCAATCCTGACATCATCGATTATAGACCTTGAATAACCTTTAAGATGTAAGTGCCTCTTGGCAACAGATTCCAACCCACTTTCGATACTAGACTGAATCCTTCCTATAGTCCTAGCAAATTTAACATCTAATTGAGCAAGATTAGCCTTTCTTTCTGGGGACTTGTCTTTCTCGACAAAGTAGTCCTTTGGAATCTTTAGGGTAGCAAGTAACTTGTCCCTAAAGTACTTAACATCGTCTACTTCTCCGAGATTCTGAGCCCCAGGGAGAGTTTCAATCTTGGTTCCTGAATTTCCCTTGATAGGCACAAAGAAATCTTCATCAGCAGACATAGGATTATATCTGGCATCAATATTATCCCTTGACGAATGATAAAAGTGCTCTTTCTTGAATTTCTGTTTCAATCTTTCTATATACATCTCAGCTTTGGAAGCAGGAAGATTCCCTGTGTCTACATAAAATATCCTCCTCTCGGGTGCGCGAGAAAGACGATATATGAGCATTGCATCTTCCATAAGTCTTAAGGACCTATAAATTTGCCTAGACATTGCAGCAACGGATTTCCCGTAAGGATAGAATACCGGATCAGAAGTATGCAATCTAAAATGCACAATTTGATTCTTATCCAAAGTGATATAACTTCTACTTACCATTGCTCCTGCTTGATTTCCGTAAGAATCCCATTCATTCTTTAGTGGAATTTCTTGCAAGAAGTCAGTTAGATAGCCATACTCATTTTCAACCCTTAAGACAAATCCTGGGTTTAGTATCTTTAATCTTTGAACTCCCTTTTTCGGCGCGTTTAAATCAACTACAAGTTCTGAAAAGCAATCTCCATACTTTACGGTATTTCTAATAATATCCCAATAAACTTTTTCTAACTTAATATTCTTAAAAAGATTTTCAATCTCTTCCTTCGCCATAGTATTTTCAGATAATACTTTCCATCTCTCCCCTAGAAGCCCCTTTTGAGTAGAATCGTCCGCATAGATATCAAAAGCAGTGCCTATTTCTGGATACTCATCCATCTCTTCGAATTCTTTATATCTTTGTTTTCTGTTCTTCTCAAGTTCTGTAATAACAGGAGTATTGGCAGATTTGCTCCATACAGCAGGGCCTTCTGGCTTTAAGGTTTCTCTATTGATTACTGTATCACCAGCTAAAGGCTCTGTTGGAATTGTAGTCTGTGGTGGTTCCCCTTCTAAGCTTTGAGTGACAGTAGGTTGAGCTTTAGATGCAAAGAACTTTGCATAAAATCTACCAAGCATTCCTAACGGGAAAAACCAAGAAGCCATCCTCTGAGTAGATCCACCCCACTGAGTGTATCCTCTGTCCTCATCAATTTTATTTAACTCATCAGCCATTTAATGTCCTCTTCAACTACCCCACCAAGTGTAGGTATTTTAACTTTGCTAACAGTTGGCAACATGGGAGGTTTCTGCACCCCTTGTTTTGAAAATTCAACAGGGGTAGTCTCTAATAATTGCGCCACTGCGAAACTTGCCAACGCTAAACTCATAACTAAATCATCATGCATGCCTTGATCAGCTTCTGCTTTCCCATTATCATTTACAATAAAGGTCAGTAACTCGTCAACGGTCCTGGAGGAATTAATTTTCAATGTACCAGTCCTAATTAGTTCTTCCATTGTAGCTAATACTTGCTCTCTTACTTTTTGGGTAGTCTGGAATCCCAGGACACCCTTCTCGTCCAGCCATAAGTTATCATACTCATGAATTCTAAAAACCCAGTCTATTAAATTATTTCCTATGGTATTTCTTTCAATAAGCACATACGCCGTATTATATCTTCTAGCTTCAGTTACCAGAACATTAGCAAATTCATTAATGGGAGTTCTGTTGGAATAAAATTCCGCAACTTGCTCGCCGTTATAAAGATTTATTATATGGAATGCAGAATGATCCCTTTGTCTTCCCAGGGAAACATCCACCGCTATTACATAATCATAAATAGGCTCAGGATCTTTCCAGATCCTCATTCTATTGTTATATTTAATATAATAGTCTTCATTTTCATTCTCTTTTAACTGTCTTAAGATATCTCCATCAACGTAAGTGTCTCCTGTTCCCAAGAAGGAGCATTCATACTCCTGAAGCCACTTCCTGTGGATCATGTTGCCTCTTGTGATCTCTTCCCATTTATCAATATCAATAGGAGGATCATAGGCTAACATTTCTTTGTATAAATGCTCATAACCTTCTGTTTTCTTGTATTCTGGATGTTCCTCCCAAGAAATCTGAATTGCGTGAAATTCATTTTCATCATTAACCGCTTCTTGCCACATTCTATGGTAAAAATTACCCATACCATTAACTGTAGAAAGGATTATACAGCCTCCACCAGTGGACAAAGTTGGATAGGCAGCAGCCCAGATAGTTTCAATATTTTCAATAAATGCTGCCTCATCAACTATTAAAAGTGATCCTGCTAATGATCTTCCTGATTCTTTCCCTGAAGGACGAGATTTAATCATAGATCCATTTGCAAACTTTATCTCATGCTCATTCTTTTTTAGTATTTTTGGTTTCATCCATTCTGGTAGCTCGTTATACATTATACTTATACGAGATACAAATTCTGTGGACTCTCTATCACCAATCGACAATACAGGTACGGTTTGATGCTCTTTAAAGATACATTGATGCAGAGCATACATGGCTGCAAGAGTCGTACAGCCTGCTTGCCTAAATTTTCTTAATAAACAAAATCTATGACCTTGGAAATCTTTAACTATCCTCTTTTGGAATGGGTATAAATCGAAGGGGACTAACCCTCTTTTTGGATGTACAACTTTTATATATTTGCTAAAATATGCAGGATCTTCCCTGCATTTTTTAAATTCTTCTATATATTCTTTGAGTTCCATCTATTATAAATTCCATGAAAACTTATGCATTCATCTGTACGAGAGATAAAAACTTTAGTCCCACGTTAAAGAAGCTTCTAGAGTATTTAGCCAGTGTAGGTGCGTCAATAAAATTATTAATTTCTCAAAATTCTATTTTTTCTGGGTACGAGAAGGCCTTTAATAGAATTAAACCAGATGATGATGATATAATTATACTATGTCATGATGATATTGAAATTTTAACACCTAAAGAAAATTTTAATACATTACTTCAAGTAGAGTTAAATAAGGATACTGGTTTTATTGGAGTTGCAGGAACAACCTTACTAGGCTCAGATGCAATATGGTGGAATCAGGACTTTTGGAAAAAAGGATATCATAAAGGCCAAGTCTTTCACCTGATGGATGAGTCGATTGAAAAAACTTATTATGGGGAACCAGGAAAAGTCGTAGTAATGGATGGTCTATTTCTAGCCGCTAGGGCCAGCACTTTAAAGATCGTGGGTTTGGCAAAACCTGAATATTTTGAGGGGGAGTGGGATTTTTATGATATACATTATACCTCAAAATCTTTTGAACTAGGCTATGATAACAAAGTGATCCCTCTTAGTATATTACATAATTCAAGGGGGGAACTAGTTGGTAGGGATTCGTGGTTTAAAAATAAAGAGGCTTTCATAAAGAAAATTTCTCTACCTCTAGGATTGAACAGGTTTACACATGGAAAATTTAATTGAACTTTTAGTTTGGATTTTGGTAGTCTTCGGTGCAGCTAATGGAATAGCAGTCGCAACGGTATTAGAACCCGTTAGAAACTTCTTTTACCCCCCTTCACAATGGGATAGTGAAAAAGAAAAATGGGTAGAAAATCCCAAGAAACCCTGGCCTGTAATTGGGAAACTACTACAGTGCCCAATGTGCCTTGGATTCTGGCTAGGTGGACTACTAGGGCTTTATTGGTTCTCCCCCTCCTCCAGCTTTATTGGAGACGCATTCTTTGGGAGTGCAACCTCTTGGATGCTTTATATTTTAATACAAAAAAGACAATTTGGTGCTTGAAGTTAAGTACATATATTTGTAGGATACAGATATGGGAAGAATGAGCTACTCAAACCCTGGGACGAGTTTCAAGAAGGTGGAATGTATACAGTGCAAGAAAAAAGTCACGCGGAGGGGTTCTATTGCAGTAAATCCACCAATGGACGGACAGCCTACAGGGCGAACTGAGAAAACAGGAAAACTATGGATGAGCAACGAACATGGTGGCAGGGAGATTACAAGTAAAGGTCCTTCCCCAAGAGTTTGTAAAGGGGGTTGTAATGCATAACTTAGTGTCTAAAAAATGGGGGCTACGGCCATCTGCTCACTGCGCTAATGGTTGTTGACTACGATATAGCGAACTTATTGATCTGGTAGTTCATTACCGAGGTCGCGTCTGCACCAGATATAGCAACATTGTAAATCAGAAGTTCAGCTAGATATCCGTAGAAATCTTCAGTACCTGCGTCACCGCCGATCCTTTTCATACTATCAGAAGCAATAGCAGAAGTTCCAGCAACTGTTCTTGCTCCATCAGCAGCCCCATTAAGATAAAAAGTGTGAACCCCCGCATCATCTGTCGTAGCTGCACAGATAGATCCTATTTGTTTATATGCAGAAGTTCCTATAGTGGTATTTGAATTTACATCAGTGTTATCATCCCAGGCAGAATTGTAATGATTTTGCAGTGGGTTACCCAATCCATCGTCTTGAATATTCCAAGCAACTTTATCCCCATCCGAGCCGAAAGCAACAAGAGAAGAGTAGTACCCAGCCTCACGAGTTTTTAAAACAGCGAACATTGAGAATGGGCCTCCATTAGTAAGTACAGAATTATTAGGAAGATCCATATAATGGTTAGTACCATCAAAACTAATTACAGGGAGACTATTAACTGCGCCCGTCACTATTGCAGGTTGATAAGATCCGTTGCCCTGAGATGCATTGTTACTGTTCCCAGATTGGTCTGCCCAAGCGGTTGCATTACCTAGCCCATCATCTGTAACTCCTACAGCAGCGTCTAGCCATAGTTGTAATCCTGCTACATCAGTTGGTGTAAAGGCAGGAGTCTCCTGCGCGGGTGCCTCAATCGCAGCCACAGATACAGAGAGGTTCGATGGACCTAATGTAGTAGCAGCAACAGGAGCCCCCATGGGCACAGGATTATATGTTGCTTGATTAGGAAAATAAAATCTAGGCATTAATGACCCGCTAGTGGGTTAGGAAGACGCAATCCTGTTGAAGCATCTAAAACTCTATGATCATTAGTAGTAACTGCGCCGATTTCAGTCATATTGCCATAAGTTATAATAAACCTTCCTAACGATCCTAGACTATTATATATCTTAACACCTACACACCTATCTGGAGGAATAAAAGACATCTCAACTGTTGAGTCCGCAGTTCCTGCAACTCCCCCCGCCCCATGCCCAGCATCGGTGTTGGGATATGGGGCAGCAGATGCAGTAATATCAACATAATGACCCTGTGTAGCAGAAGCAACAATTGCATTACTATACAAGGGCTTGCGTATTATAAGCTCAACAGTGCCACTACCAGATTCTGGGCCATTCTCCACAGCATTTCCTACTGGGGTAAGATTAACAGAAGACATCACATGTCCAGCAGAGGGTGCCACAAAGAAATACCCTACCTCTGCGCTAGTGGTCAATGTCAACCCACTAAGATTTCTACACTGTACGGAAAAATAGTTGCAAGCAATACCCGAAGCTGCGGTATCTCTAAATGCTATGCTAGAAGAGTCCGCATGGTTAAGGGTCATAACTTTTACATAAGATTTAAGTCCTGCTCTCATTTTAATTCTCTAACTCTAAGTTATATACTACTCCAGTTCGTCATGCGAGAGGGTAATTTATAAGGCTTTTGCAGCAATAGCAATAGTTACTGGGATTAGTCCTGCTATCAATCCCCAAACACCTGATTTAATCTTCAACATAATAACATCTGATCGAAGCATATCAATTTTCTTCTCCAGACCACCGATCTTATCAGAAATTCTATCAAGTTCACTCATAACCAACTTTTTATGAGCATACCAGTCACCATTAGTTTCTGTCATTTTTGCCTCTACGATATTTACCCAAGGAAATTTTTAATAATAAATAAAATTTTACAAATTCAAGGGTATAATATATAAGAATGAAAGTTCAAAGGGATTTATAAAATGCGTTTCATTATAGCAACATTATTGGCTTTAGGAATTTGTGCTCCTATCTCTGCACAAAGAACACACAACACGAACACCCGTGAGTCCTCTAGAATTCTTCCTACAGAGCAATTGAAGGACAAGGTTAATTCACTTCGTGAGGCGATGGAACGCAGGAGGAAGCAGTCTTTAACAAAGAATAAGGTTGGAGATGTTTGGATGACTCCTGGCATCTCTTCCTTTTGGCTTAAGCTTAAGAAGGAACAAGAGCAAAAGTCTAGCCAATGCAAGAGCAAAGGTTGTAGCTGTGCATGTCACAAGAAGCCTGAAGCTAAGAAGCACGAAACCGAGAAAAAGTCATCTTCACATCGTGGGAATCGTAGGGGATCTTCAAGAGGACATACGGAACACAAGAAGCCAACCAAGCGTACTCATCGCGGCTCTTCTCAGTCTTCTTTTGGGAGAACAGATGCTGTCGTTAGGCAAAAGAAACCTCACACGATAGAAAATCTTCCTTCCTAAATGGCTTGCAAGGAATTCCTAACTAAGATAGCTGCCAAAGAAATAAGTCGTATCATGGAAGAACAAGGATACGACAAAGAAGAGAAATTTCTTTACTAAAACTTCAAAATTTTACTACCCGCTTCTTTATATTAGAGATATATAATATAGAAGGTAATAAAAATGGTAGTCCCAGTTGAAACATCAGTAGAAGTAGACATCCTAAACACGGGAATGTCTACTATAGCGTCACCAAGCGCGAATATCACTCAGCAGATCGAAGGAGATTGGCATGCACACATGCAAACTTTAAATGTCGCATTTGTGGTGCAAAATGTTTATGACAGTGCCGTAAGTGGGCCAGTAGCTGGAGGACCAAATGTATCTCACCACCAGTGGGAAGTTCGCTACAGCGTCCAAACTACTGACAGAATATTAAGTGGGATGACTTTCTCAGGGACACACCAACAAGCACAATCTTTAAAAATAGTCTCAGATGGGTCTGCTGGCGGTCTTGGGGTGAGTGGGCAAATACTCACTACTTCGGCTGGAGCAACTAGACTGGTATTAAACAAAAATGAGCTAGGGGTTCCTTCCGATCCTGTAGGGGTTTGTAATGCTACTGGGAATCTTATTATTGGTGTTACCCCAGGTCCGTACAAAAATGGGGCAGTTTTTGATACTTCCAACACTGTAGCTACGAAACTTTATGAAATATTAAATGACATTCCTGACGTATGCCATACCTTTAACCCGATTCTAGTAAAACTATAAAATTACCATTCGCATCATAAGAAATAGCCATTAGAATTTTGTCTAATGGCTATTTTCATTAGGGGTATATAAAGAGAGGAATTCAAATGAACAAGATTTATGAGAGAATCTCCAAAATTCTAAAAGAAGCTATCTCTAATGGTAATGACAATGGTTCATCAGCAGAAGAAGTTTCAAATGAGCGCAATCCATCAGCAGAAGAAGTTTCAAATGAGCGCAATCCATCAGCAGAAAAAGTTTCAGGGGAAGGACCTCCAAGAAAGGGAAATTTGGCTAAATATCTAAAAAAGAATCCTAAAGAACCTCCAGAGGCTAACGAAGAAGTGGAGATAAAGAAAAATTTTCCGCACGAAGACCCTACGCTAGGAAATCCTCCTAAGAAAACCGCGCCATTAACTCGTAAAGAGCGGCAAGAAATGAAATCGGTTATAGCAGCCCACCGCGCAGGACTTGAAATAACGCATCATCTGTCAAATCTGCCAAAAAAGAAATAATGCCTTGGACAAAGGATGGTAAATATATGAATTTAAATATACCCGATTTAGATATCGAAGATTTTGAAC